CTTAAGTACTATACAGCAGTTGGAGACATCCTCAATCATAAAGACATGCTTTCTCTTTTGAAAGAGACAATGGTTTTCTTTGCAAATAAAATTGCAGAGCTACGTAAGGAGTACGATAAGTTAGATAAGGAGGATTAGTTATGACAAAGCAAGAAGAAATCGATATTCTACAGTCCTTGAAGGGCGATACCTATTTCGCTCAGTTCTTCGGTAGCAAGGACATTGACCAGATGTGTCAGAACATCAATAATGACTTCGCTATTGAGGGAGGATGCGGATTTAGTCAGAAAGCAGAAACTTTAGAGCGAATTAACGCAGACCTCAAAAAGGAGTTTCAGCAGAAAATCCATGATTTGGGAATGGAGCTTATCAAGATTCTAGACAAGGGATTTGATGAGGATGCCATCTACCAGTTGGTTGAAGGCGAGGTCGGAATTGATGCTATCATCAAGTTCAAGCGTAAGAACAATCTGGATATTACAGATAAGGAGTTAGATTATATGATATCAAAACTTCCATGATTATGAAGCATATATGTAGTAATTGTATAGCTTCCGAGATATGCTATAGTGAAGGCAAGAAGCCTAATGACACTTGCCTTCACTGGGAATGGAGATATGCAGGTTTATGGTTTGACAATTAAAAGTAAGACAATGGGAAAAGAGAAAGTTACAGTAAACGATTTGAAGGTTACACTCTCAGAGCTTGGTGTAACATCAGGCTTGAAGCAGGAAAAAATTATCCAACGCCTGCAGGTCAATGGCTGCTTGATTGCAATGGTAACAGATGTATTGGATCAGCTCATCAAGGATGAACAGGGCATGTTTAGGATGTTAAGCGTTCAGTACAAGCAAGAGCAGAAGATGCACTACACTCAGATGCAGGATGCAGCCAAAAAGTACTACTTCCATTTGAAACCCTTTAATAAGAGTTTCTTCGGTGACGAGAATATTTGCGCCAACCTGGAGGATAACGCAAATGATATCTATGAAATCATCAAGCTTCTTGCGGACCACACTAACGACCACAAGGATATGGAAGTGATTAAGAGAAACCTCAGAAAGAGAAAGTTGAACCATCATATTTTCGATTAAGATTATGGCAGATTATAAAGTTGAAGTAGATTTATCGGACTTGTTCGATGATATGACCATCAGCGAACAAAAGAGCTTTTTAGTAGAAAAGTTCTGCTCATTACCAATAGGCTCGATGGAAGAAGTGGTTGGCGAAATGTTGGAGAACCTTAATGGCGATCAGACAGCCAAAGTTATAGAAGACGCTTTTGATAACTTGCATGAGCAAGCTCAAGAGCATGTTATCAACTATGTGAACGAATAAGGCTATGATGTCGGATAAACAATATAAAGTTGCTCGCAAGGGTATTGTCGAGCAACTTAAATTAGCTCAGAGACTTCATTGCAAGCACATGGAGCAGAAGTATAAAGAGGCTTTGGAGAAGTTAGAGAAACGCTTCTTGAAGCCGGATGCCGTGGGCTGCTTCGATTGGGCGCAAGGGTATCAAATAGTTATTATCATCTTTAAATGGTTAAGGTTATGGCTACAGCAAATTTTGAAATTGGAAATAAAGAGTTTGAGGTACGTTTCATACGAGAATCAGGTTATCCTCCAACAAAGAATGAACGTGGTTCTTCATTGATTGAGTATGATGTAACGACATACAAGGATAATCAGCCAATGATGAAGAAGTTCAATCAAAAGAGGCGTGTTTATTTTGACCTTGAAGGTAATGTTTATAAGGATAAGCAGAGCAACAAGGTATGGTTCAATCTATATAAAGCAAGCTAATGGTTATGGGAACCAAAGTAGAAGTAAGAACTATTCCTTTGCATGGATTGTTTATTCATCGCAAGCAGGTTTGGCGGTCACTCGGTAAGCTGAGAGCTGAAAGCCATTCTACGACAGCGCAAAAGGTGTTTATGAATGAGCATGATATCGAGGTATCAACTGAGAATGCTGATTTCATTGATGGCTTGAAAGTCACTCCTTATGATGGGGAGTTGCCAAAAATATCAAAAAACGTTGGTAGTATGAGTTACTACCAGTATTGTTTAACGCAAAAATTGGTTTAGTTATGGAAACTGAGATTAATATAGTGGAAATCCTAAAGGATAAGCCAGCAAATACGAAGCTATATTCTCCTTTGTTTAGTGAAGTATTTTTTTCGCATGTAAGTGGCGGTTATATAGCTGTGGAACATCATGGAGGAACATCACTATTCTTAAGTAGTGGCAGATTCTATGATTACGATGGATCAGAGCCGTTATTATTCCCTTCTAAGGAAATGCGTGATTGGAACAAATTTGCTTGGCAGAAGGGCGATATCTTGGTTAATGAGAATAATGCGCATATTATCTTCGAAAAGTTTACAGATGATACATATACAACCTTTATAGGTAGACATTATCTTAATAAGAATTATAAAAATTATGTCCCAGGACGCTATACTTGTGTTACCCAACATTTTCATATTGAAGAAAGTAATGCTGCTCAAATCTATATATATAATATTGAGGAAAAAATTGGTGGCAAACTCGATCTTAAAACTTTGGAAATAGAAAAGCCTAAGTGTGAGTTTAAGACATTCGATAAAGTATTGGGGCGAAATGAGAAAGATGATGTATGGGAAGCTGACCTCTTTTCTCATTATAGAGAAGAATCACAATATCCTTTTCGGTGTATCGGATTTAGTCGTAAGTATTGTATTCCTTACGAAGGTAATGAACATCTTCTAGGCACAAGAAATAATCCTGAATAGTACAACCTCCACGACACAGAATGAGCGAAAGTAAGTTAAGGCTTTATGCCCATATACCTTCTTAGCCCCAGAACAATACTGGTCGTGGAGGTCACTATAAAACTTAAAAATATGATGGACGATAAGAAAATAGAAGAAGTTGCAAAAGTCTATATGATTGGTGAGTTTTATGATAGGGATGAAGCCGAATGGAATTATCCTATTACTAATGAAGAAAAACGTAATCAATGTATTATAGATTTCAAGGCTGGTGCTAAGTGGGCTATCAATGAGTTCTTGAAGAATTTATGGCATCCTGCTAGTGAAGCACCAAAACGTAGATGCAACTATTTATTGCTTCATTACAAAGACAAAGAAGAAGAATGTTTTGAAGCTGATGTCGTCGATACAAAGGCTTGGGATTGTTACATTAAAGGCTCATTAGTAGAATATATCAATATTGATGATTTGTTCCCAAAAGGAGGTGAGCAATGAAAGAGCTTAAAGTTGGAGAATATTTTAATTACTGTGGCAAAAAATACATTGTTGTTGAAGATGCCACAGGAAATTGTTGGAATTGTGCGTTTGGGTGTTCCCATGGATGGTGCGCTAATAATACGCTGAAGTGTAAAAATCATAATTGGAACGCTTTGAATAATCGACTATATTGGGAATGGACAATAAGAGAACGTTCTGATAATAAGTGTGTAATCTTTAAAGAAGTTAAGGAGTAAAGCGTATGGGCGAAGTAAAAAATGAAATTCTAGGAATTGCTTTCTGGATATTTTTAACGGTTTATTTTTTAATTTGTAGCGTTATAGCAGCATATCTATGTGGTTATTTCTCACCAGATTGGTATAAAAGATATAAGAAACTTAAAAAATAAAGCGTATGTATTATGAATATAGAATAGTCAAGATTGAGAAAGGTTTGTTTCTCATCGAGTATAAGACCGGTCCTTATGGAGTTTGGCATGAAGTGAAAGATAAGAAGTTTAAGACTAAGCCAAAGGCTGAAGCTTGGGCTAGAAAGAACTTTATTTAATAAAGTAAAGCGTATGAATGAGATAGAGAAAATATGTAAGGAAATCCTATGCCAACACTTTATTGTATGGAACTTCGGATATGGTGATTGTATATCTTGTAAGCTTCAAGGGGAAAGCTACAATATAGAGTCTGTAGCCGATGATTGTCCTTACAAGGATAAGTTTAATAAACTTAAAAAGTAAAGCGTATGGATAATAAATTAGAATATATACCAGGAGATTTGGTGATGACAAACGGAGTACCACTAGGTACAGCTAAAGATGTCGTTTACCGAGTAACATCATCAGACCCATCAAAGACTTTGGAATTGGACGATGGAACGGTTACGAAAGGTGTTGTCTGCTTAGAGAACATTGAAGGTGCGAAATTTGGAGAGAAAGGCTATCTCTTAGGTGACTGCTGTGCTTGGGTTAAGGATATTGTTCCTATTCCTATCACTCAGAAAATTCTATGTAAGAATAAATGGGAAATAAATGATATAGACTATGATTATAGCATCAATGATAAGCTATACTTTCGTGCGTTCCCAGCAGAAAGGAAAGCAGGCTGTATTGAATTAGAAGTCTATAACAATATTGCTCCATCTGCTAGCTATGACGTATGCCAAGATGATTTTTATCTTGGGGATATTTCTTACGTGCATGACTTGCAGCACCTTCTCTTCGGTTTTGGAATTAATCACGAAATGGAGGTGTAGGTATGTTAAGAGAAGATACTAGAGGAATCTGTCACAGACCTTGCATCTACAATGATAATGATAGATGCGATATGTGGGATGAACTATCTGTTCCAGATGAAACAGAAAAGTGTGACAATCAAATATAAGTTTAACGCCTTCGGGCATAATTTTAAAAATATGACAAAAGAAGAATTAGAAGCAAAGGTTGCCAAGCAACTAAGCATTATCAATGATGCTAATGATAAGATTTGTTCTTGTGTAAATGATTACATCGAAAGTCTTCCATACAAAGTTGGAGACAAAGTTAGCTGTTCCAGATGCGATGTTTGTTGGATTAAAAGTATTGTTCCGGAAAAAAGTTATAGAGGCTATACTGGCAAGATTGAAGTAAGAATCAACCCTGCTAAGAAAGATGGCACTCGCTCCAATAGAGAGTTTGTACTATGGAGTATGGAAATTGATTGTATCAAAAAGATTAGTTAACCATCCTGCAAAGGATATAAAATAGATAGTAAGATGAAAAAGTACATTGGAACAAAAGTTGTGAATGCCACCCCAGCGTGGCGAGTTGATGGCAAAGTGTATCTCAAAGATGATGCTGTGCCAAAATCCATGAATCGTGAAGACGGTTACAAGGTAGTCTATGAGGGCGGCTATGAAAGCTGGTCTCCTAAGGACGTGTTTGAGAAAGCCTATCGTGAAGTAGGCTCTGTTAACTTCGGTGGTGCTATTGACTTATTGAAGGCAGGTCTTGCTGTAAGACGCAAGGGATGGAATGGCAAGGGATTGTTTATCGTTAAGCAGGTTCCTTCTCATATCACAGGTGACATCATTCCTAATATGCAGTCACTCCCTCAGTCTGCCAAGATCATCTTGATGAACCGTGAGAATCCTCACATTGACTATACTAATCAGATGCTTATCATCAATCCAGATGGAAGAGCAGATTCTTGGGTTCCTTCCGTATCTGATGTATTTGCGGAAGATTGGGAAGTTGTAACAGATTAACTAACCACCCTCTCCCTTTTACAGGAGAGGATAAAAAGAATAGAATTATGATTAAGACAGTTTCAGACCCTACTTTGATGTGTGAGGGATGTGTGTATGATGGTAAGTTTGAGTGTATTCAGCACGCATGTTGTGCAGACCCGAACAATCCCGTTAAGTACATTGAAGTAACAGAGTAACTAATAGCACTCTCCTTGGTAACAGGGAGAGGGTAAAAAGAAGAGAATATGGCAGAGATTATTTATTTTGGAACAAATGGGTGTTCCGGTCATTATCCTATTGGCATTGACAAAACGCTGACAGGGGCAGAGTATGAGATATGGCGCGAATGCGATAATGAAACTTGGATAAATAATATCCGAAAGAATCCTGGTCGCCATCTCATCAATCATCACGGAGAGGTTTATACTAATTATGGTGTTCCGTTCTCTGTAGATGATGAAAGAGGAGGCTCACATACCGAACTATTTTGGAAAGGCATTCATACGAAAGAAGAAATCGTCAACTTGATAAAGAATAATCAGTTTTTGGCAAGGCAATTCAAAATGGATGAGGCAATTAAAGATGTGGCAACAGTTTGTGGTGTCAGGTACAAAGATGTTATATCTGCGATAAACATGACACAAGCATTCGCAGGTGGTAAAAAGAAGAGAATATGAATGCAAATAAAATAACATTAGCTGGCTATATTGTATATCTCCAAAGTATGTATAAACGATATGGCAATATAAGTATAGCGCAACTAAAGCATATAGAAAGAAACAGAAAAAAGGAGGATAAGCAATGAGTAAAGTAACTGCAATTAATATAATTATTAAAAAGAAGAATCAATTAAGAAAGCATAAAGAGGGATATGTTTCTTACATTAATATTGATGACGTTCTTGTGTGGTTGAACGATATTCAAAAAGAATTGGAGGATGAATTATGACAAGAGAAGAATTACAAAATAATCATGGCGATGCTGTCTGTGTATATTGTAACAAGAACATCATTCCAGAGCATAATCTTGGTATAGGTTGTCTTTGCGAAGGAAACTGGTGTGAGGAAGCACAAGATGGCTACGCAGATGAAAATAACATAGAGTTGGAGGATTGATATGACAATAGAAAAACTTATTCAGAAGGCTTATGAGTTCGAGAAAAAGAACAAAAGTTTCACTTGGAAGCCTAAAGATTTCCCTGAGGATATGAGCGAAAGTAGTACTATTGATGAGCTTGTGTCAGAAGGAGATAATATGTATGATGCTTTGAAAGAAGCGGTTGAGTTAATTCACGACCTAGCGGTTGAGTTAGAATATAAAGACGCAGTGGAGGGATAGTTATGGCATGGGTAGCAACTAATGGAAATGGTAAGGAATTTCTTTTTGAAAAGAAACCATACAGAAGTGGACGTGGAGAATATGGATATTGGAATCCTACATATTCTGGTATCGGTGGTTGTGTTCTTATACCTCATGGAAGTATCAAGAAGCTCATCGGAAGAGAATTGTCTTGGAGTGATGATCCTGTAGAACTTAAATAAGAATAGCTTATGTTTGGATTTTATGTTATACTTACCATAGTTGTTCTATTTATAGCTTTTATGGGTGGAGTTATCGGTTATTTAATTGGTAAATATTGGAATAGATAAATATGAGCATGCAAATATGTAAGGAAGCCTATCAAGAATTGATAGACGGAGATATAAAATGGCTTCTTAGACAGCCTAGAGACCTCGAAAGAGATCATATAGAGGCAGTGCTAAGAAAGAGTGTTGAACTTTTATACGGGAAGGAAGAATAGCTTATGTATAGACCGATTACAATGTATCAGATTGTTTGCGATAGATGCGGAGAAGTATTTGGTGGTACAGATACTTGCTCTGCACTATTCAGTAACAAAGAAGTTGATATTGGTGACTACTCTGATTGGGAAATGATAGATGGTAAGCATTATTGTCCCGATTGCTACGAGGTGGAGGTCATTGATGGAGTGTATAATGTTAAAGCAAAATAGATATGAAGATATAAAGTATAAAATTCAAGGCTAAACGTCTTGACGGAAAAGGATGGGTTTGCGGATATTTCTACGAAGAGAATGGTAATACATACATCATTGAGAATCGTCAGAAAGAAAGCAAGTTAAACAGAAATCTCACTTATCAGGTAGACCCTTCTACAGTCTGTATGTTTACAGGACTGAGAGATAGGGATGGCAAAGAAATTTGGGAAGGTGATATAGTGCGTGATAATTATGACCTTTTGTGTATAGACAATCTCTATGAGGTAGTTTATATTGAAGAAGAAGGAACGTTTGCCTTCAAGAGTTTAGATAAAGTTGACAATTACGAGCCGTTTGTTAATTTATTTGAAGTTTATGTTGTCGGCAACAAATTCGATAAGGAGTAGCGCATGAAGAATAAGATTTTAGACTTAGCTAAGTCAGCCGGTTGGCTAGTTTTGATTTTCATAATAGGGGTAATTGGTTTTAGGGTTTCTTTCAGCTTAGGAACTCCACACGAAAAAGAAGAGTTTAATATAAAAATATTCACCAAGAAAGGGCATGACTACCTGTTTGTGGGCAGGGAACATGGAGCTTGCGTTATTATTCACGCTAGTAGTTGTCCTTGTAATAAAAAGAAGTAACATATGAAAGTTAGGTTGGCAAAGAAAATTATGAAGTATCGCTCTGGCAGTTTTTTATATGATTTGATGCGCTTGGAAGGCTTGGACGTGTCTAAAGAGCTGTCAAAGATAAAGCAATACTGGGAGCCTAGATTGGCTTTATATTATGCCACTAAAGGTGGTTGTTATGGCAGAGTTGATCATCGTATAGTAAAGGCAGAAAAGATTACTGCAAGATATTCTCGTAAGCTTATGAATTGCCTTAATAGGCTGGCTGGTAAAAATCCTTTCGAGATTAGAGATATATTAGGTAGTTCAAATAAACTAAAAAAAATATGATTATGAAACAAGAAATGCAAAAATCAATCTTAAAGATTCAAACAGCAGTCGAAACTCTGACAAGACAGAAAGTTATCGATAAAAATGTGTATGATTTTGTCCATGGAGAAATCAAATCTCTTTCGGAAAGTGTGGAGAATATAGAGGAAGTAAATAATCTAGATGAAACACTCCTTACCTTCACAGATAAGGAGGAGTATGTAAACCAGCATATCAACCTTGCTGATACATCTGTACTTTGCAAAGAGTTGAATAGAAGAAAAGACATTGGTGACGATTTCTTTGTAGTAGCAACAGAGGGAAAATAAGTTAGCTTATGGAAAGATTAACTAAAGTAATGGATAAGTATTTATCAGAAGCAAAGAAGAAGGTTCTTACCCTCACAGTCAGCAAGGAATGGTTCGATATGATAGTGTCGGGCGAAAAGAATGAAGAGTATCGGGTAATTAAAGACTTTTGGATGAGTCGCCTTCTCCTTATCAAGGATGAGGAATTCAAAGATTTCGATAAGTACGATAAGCTTCATATCGGTAAGACATTTGAGATGCTTATAGACATCAATACTATCAAGGAGAAACTGAATAATGGTACAATGAAGTTCGTACCATTCACTCACGTTCTCTTCAAGAACGGCTACTATGACGATAGCCCAAAGGTAGAAAAGGAGATTGAGAGTATAACCATCGGCAAGCCAAAGAAAGGTCTTTGCCCAGGAAAGTGGTTGAACCATGAATTTTTCATTATTAAGTTCAAGTGATATGATTGCAATTAAAGTATCTTCCGAGAACATCCAAGAATTATGGAAATGCCCGGACGTTTCAGAGTTAGTAAAGACTGTCAGCGGAGACTGCACCAAACAGACATTGATAGTTAGGTTAAGAAATCGAGAGTTCTATGTTCCTGATGGATTCTATCTCGTGAAAGACGATAATGATCAATGGAGCACACTCAGCCCATCACTGTATGAACTTATAAAAGACAAGGTTCATGGCGAGAAGTGAGGAGGATATCCGGGAATACCATAGAAGGTACTACCAGGAGCATAAGGAACATTTATTGGCAAGAATGGAAGTCTATCGTAAAGAGAATGCCGAAAGAATTGCCGCAAATAGAAGATATAACAGAAAGAGAAAGAAAGCCTTGGGCGGCTTAATGAACCCAAATTTTAAATTATGAGTAGAGGAAAACATTTTAGTGCAGAAGAGATTGAGTTCATCAAGGTTAACGCTTTGGTGATGACGACAACGGAGATTGCAAAGCAGCTCAATCGTAATTATTGGGCCATCCATCGTAAGATGAAGGAAATGGGTATCAGCAAGAGCCACGTGTTTACTGCTGACGAGGATTTCATCATTCGCAGAATGTATGGCAAGTACCCGGTAAAAGCCATTGCTACCAAGATTGGCGTGGACGAGAACGCTATTTACAACCGTTGCAAGAAGCTTAAGCTAACGAAAGGAGGTGCGCAATGATTGTCATAGTTACCGCTATGGATAAGGAATACGACCTTATCAGCGAATGGATTGCAAAGAATTGGCTTGACTACAAAAATGTTCAAAACATAGCTTTAATCAAGTCTGGTATTGGCAAGGTTAATGCGGCATCTTGCTTGACAGAATTTCTTTCGTCGAATACGTCCAGCAAAGTTACAAGAGTTATCTCGGTAGGATGTGCCGGTGCTGCTGTTGCCGGTTTAAAGCCTGGTAATGTCGTGATTGGCAATTCGTACTGCTACCACGATGTATATTGCGGCGAACCGAATGCCAACGGGCAAGTTCAAGGTATGCCGGCAGTCTTTCCTTCTGATTTCTCCTGGATTGATATGGATGAAAGATTCAGATTAGGAACCATAGCTACGGGAGATAAGTTTGTCACTACGAGAGAGCAGGTATTGGCGATTAAGGATTTCCTTCCTAATTCGTATAACGTATGTGCTATTGACATGGAGTCTGCTGCCCTCGCGCAGGTATGCTACAAGAAGGGTATTGGTTTTACGTCCATCCGAGTTATTAGCGATAATCCCCTGGAGCCGAACCAGACCGAGCAGTATGCAGGTTTTTGGGATAGTCTTGCCGAAAAGGCATTTAGTGTTGTTTGTAAATTATTAGAGAATGATACCAAGTTTTAAAGTTGATCATACGAAACTGAAGCCAGGTCTTTATGTTTCGAGAGTAGATAAATGGGGCATGGAGACTGCTACCACATTCGATATTCGCGTGTGCAAGCCAAACAAAGATATGATGTCACCTGCTGTCGCGCACACAATAGAGCATTTGATGGCGGACTACCTACGAAATGACAGCCCTCTTAGCAATTCCGTTTTGTATTTTGGACCGATGGGTTGTCTTACAGGTTTCTATCTTATCCTTAAAGGTACGTGGACTTCAAAGCTCATAAAGGAAATGATAGTAGAAGCCTTCAAGGCTTGTTCGCTATCAAAGACGATTCCAGGTGCATCGGAAGTGGAATGCGGTAATTACAAGCTCAACGACTTAAAAGGAGCAAAAGAACTATGTGATATGTTCTCCGTATATCTATCCACAGCTGGACCGGATAAGCTCAATTATCCAGATTAATATTTATATGTAACCATAAAGTATTTAATCATTAAGTATATTTCCTTGCAATATATTTGGTGATTAAATATTTTTTTTATAATTTTGCAGCATTACTTATTGCTATCGCTTCGTACTGGGATATTTCTTGAATTTTATTGTTCAATTAAATATTTAGTTAGAATGAAAAAAAGAACGAAGCAAGTTTTAGTTATTCTGAAACCCAAATCAAAGGCGTTGGGGTTCAGTAGAGAGGAGTTAGAGGGTATTGCTGCCGATGTTGCCAATAACTTAGAACTCGATGAAGAAGCCTCAGACGAGGATGTAAACGCAGAGATTGAAAAGCAGGTCAATGCGGTTCTTCCTTATCTTAAGATTGCGCAAAAGACTGCGCAGCGTACTATCCAGAGTTTTAAGGATAGTCAAGACTTGGATGACGACGAGGTCGATGACGATGATGATGACCCTGCCGGCAACAAGAAACCAATCCGCAAACAGAAGAGAGAGAAAGATGAGCAGGTCCCAGCATGGGCGCAGGCACTCATTACTCAGAACAAAGCCTTGCAGACCGAAATCCTCGGTTTGAAGTCAGAGCGTGAGAATGATGGCCGCCGTTCTAAGCTGAAGGCACTCCTTAAGGACAAAGGTACGTTCGGAAAGACTGTCTTGAAGAATTTCGACAAGATGAAGTTCGAGAACGAATCTGAGTTCGATGATTTCTACGATGGTGTTGTGGAGGACTTGGCAGCTATCGATCAAGAGCGTGCTAACGAAGGTCTCGGAAAGCTTGGTGCTCCTGCGGCTCAGAGAAAGCTTAAGAAGGATGAGGTTGAGGTTATCAAGGACAATGAGATTGATGAGCTTGCCGAAACAATGTAATCTTTAAATTTTAAAAGTTATGTATGGCGTAAGCAAGACAGAAACGTATGATTCAGGCAAGGAGTCTGTAATCATCAGAAATTACGTGAATGGCATCATGGGTGGTGTCGTTCTTGACTTGACAGGTTTCTCTGGAGAGTTCATCCAGTGCGGACACATTATCATTCGTGACACTACGTCTGGCGAGTACAAGCCAATGCCTGTAACAGGTGGGGCTTATGCTTCTTTGCCAGAGAGCCACGAGTATGTTGGCATCTGTATGACAACAGTTCCGGCAGATACCCCTCATGTTGGTGTTATGACGGCAGGTGAGGCTAACGATAAGGCTGTCCCTTATCCTGTCGATACAATCAAGGCAGCTTTGAAAACAGCCGTTCCTACTCTTCAGTGGGGACACGATGCAATCGGTTAAGGAGGTGATTTATGCAACAGAGTTCTTTATTTCTTAAGTATATCTTGAGTTTCTTCCCAATCCTGAAGACATTGATTGAGAAGATTAACGGTAAGCGCAAGAACGAGATGACGTATCTCCACAAGGATACATCCATTCTCCGCCGCGTTTATTCTACCGACAACAAATGGGAAGCCGACACAGTTGATACCTCTTACGTAGCTGCTGACTACGTGGCAGTGGATTCTCCTGTTCCTTTGAAGTCTCGTGACAAGATTTCAACCGCCAACGGCAAACTGCCAAAAGTCGGTATGAAGAAATTCTTGAAGGAGTCAGATATCCTCGCTCTCAGACTCATGGAAGCACAGGGAGGTCAGACAGCAGAGATTCGCCGTAAGTTGGCTCAGGACCCGGTAGCTTGTAATGTCGGTGTTGATGAGCGTAATGAGTACGCCCTTTTGTATGGTCTTTCTAACGGCTACGTAGCTGTTCGTGACGACGATAATCCAAAGGAGTTGCTCCGTATCAAGTATCAGTACTTGCCGAAAAATCAGCTCGGCATCAACAATGTTGATACTGGTATTACCGTTGCAGACTTGAAGAAATGTATCGCGAGAGCTTCGAATGATGGAAACACCATCTTGATCTTCTGGATTGGTAAGGCTAAGTTTGACGAATTGAAGAAGGCACAGGACGCTCGCGAGCTTGTTGCCAACTATAAGGGTCAGACTTATGACTCCAACACAAAGCTGCCGGTTCCTACTTCCAGCGTATTCCAGGAAGCATTCTTGGACGAGACCGGTGTATCATTCCGCATCATCAACCGTACCGTCCGCTTGGAGCATGATGGCGTGAAGAAGAGTGTTAAGCCTTGGAACAACAATATGATTATCGGTGTATGCTCACAGATGATTGGTGCCCTCGTTTACGGTCAGGTAGCAGAGGCAACCAACAGAGTGGCAGGTGTAACCTATCAGCAGATTGATTACAAGCTTATCTCTCAGTATTCAACAACTGATCCATTGCGTGAGACTACTGCGGTGCAGGCATACTGCTTGCCTGTCATCGAGGACGTTGACACAATCTATCAGATTAATACTAAGCTGGCTGACCCAGACGTTTCGGTTGATACCGAAAAGGAGAAAGCAGATACAGAGGACGCTAAGGTAACAATCTCTGATGTGACCTACAAGA